AAACCATAGCTCGGGTGTGTCACCTATGGACGGCATAAGTATCTGGTATTACTTGGCTTAAGTGGTGTTTTGTGTACTCTGTCCATAGCAACCATAGCAAATAGTCAAATCGTTGTATATAGAGTAATAGAGTAAGTGTTTATTAGCTAATCCCTAGTAGTGTGTTTTTTATTGCGTGTGTGTATATCTATTAGGCGCACATAGGGATTTAGCTATGGATGCTATGGACAAAGTTTTGAAAACGCTTGTAAGTATAGCGTAGGTATGGGTTTGCGTTGGCCATAGGTGACATCGTATTTGCCTTGCGCTATGGATAAAAAGGTGGGGTTGTAACGGTTATGACGGTTAGTGGGGTTATAGTGGTTATAATGTGTGTGATGATTGCACGGGTTATAGGGTGTGTAGCGTGAATTGTTGGTAATACGCTGGAAAGGTAATACATATGATGTATGATGTTTGCCCTAGCCTGCCTTTTTGACGTGCCGCTATTATAGTCTGTACCAGTATTTCCAGGTTTACACGCTGCGGGTATGAAAAACAAGGTGCCTAATTCTGTTATTGGGACTACGTCAAGTCAACGCCGATTTAGTTCATAACCATGCCACGTACTGGTCAAGAATGCCGACCTGATCTGGATTAGGCACGGTACGCTGCATCATCGCTTATGGTGAGCATGATCATTCGTTATCCTTTTTGACGCGCTGTTATTATGGGATGGTCCCATATGGCCGCTGTTGCCTCGTCAGCCAACGAACGACCGATACCCCTATTATCGGACCCGGAACCCAACTATCGCTCCAGGCAGACCCCCCAGGGTGCCACCCTTGGATCCCTATACCCGAGATGCCGAATCTCCTACACTAGCACCCACACGCATGAATCAGGATAATATTTTCCAGCGAATCCGTGCCAACTTTTCCAACATTACCAATCATCCGCCAGCAGCGAAACGCGTTTTCACGCAGAGTCAGGAAAAGAACACGTTATTCACACTTGTTGATAAGTGTAAAGGTTTTGTGAGAAAAATATGGGTGTTTTCCATAGCGGGTCCACGCATATGTGTACAGATCCCAGTGCCGGTAACGTTATGCGTGGACTCTGGTAGCGAAATTGACTTCGTAACCGGGACGACCATGGAAAACCGGGAAATCTACTGGCAGTAATGGAAATAAAATAAATATTTGGATTTTTCCCAACCCAAAACCTTCCGTATAGGGTACGCTGAAGTGGGTATTATAGAGGGGTGTATATTTTTAGGGGATACGATGGGCACATACCAGAAAGAGTTGGAGTGTGGGCTCACCACCCTTATAGACGGATACAGACGCAGTGCCGTGGATGTGATCCCGCGTATTTAAGTTGGAAAGGACTAAGAAATGACTCAGATGACGTTTTTAGTAGGACAGATGATCGTTATGTTGATCGGTTGGGGATTAAAGTTCGGATTGGCAGCGTATGTCTGTGTGAGCGTGTGTAAGTCAGTGCGTAAGTTTGCCGCAGCATATGAGGATAGGGCCTAATGAGACGACGTGAATTCCTGGGATGGATAACTGGTGGGCTGACGACCGCTGTAGTAGCTGGTTGCGCAGACCAGGAGCCGTTGCCACCCCCACCGAAGAAGCACTACGCGAAGTCGGGTAAGTGTATAACGCACGAACAGGCAAAGGACCTTTTAGAGACGACGCTGAAGGATTTACCAAAGGCATCGTTCAACGGGTACACGCACATGAGAATATAGCGACGAGATGTTAAGCATGTGTTTAAATTAGAAAGGGCAAGATAATGGCAACCAGTGCGACAAAAGGAAAGCAAGAGAAGATAACGTATCGTCTGCCAAAGTCACTAGACATTACAGACAAGACTGTCAAGCTAGACGTGTACGACGAGGTTGACGCACTGGACGCGGCACAGAGCGTGACACTGACGTCACTAAACCACAAGTACAAGGCAGCATTCACCCCAGACGAGGACGGGGCATGGAGGGTTGAGCTTTACGTTGAGGACGACAACACCAGTGAAAAGACATTTGAGTTCATACGTGACTATAGTGTGGGTAACTTCAACACGGACGACGTTGGTGCTTTGACTACTACCGTAGAAAACAAAGTGGATCAGATCGGCGTGATTGTCATGGACATACAGAACACAGGTGGTGGTTCGGATGCCCCAATGTTGGGGTAAACCATGCAAAGTGCAACGCAAGAATTCAGGTTCATATGTAGACCATCAGGAGGATACATAGCGGGACGCGTTGTCCAATTGAAATGCATCATGCCAGACTTTGCGGAGTCGGGTTGGTTTACACTTGTTCCGATAAGTGAGACAGGGTATTACTACCTTGATCATGTGTTCGCAGGGGATGGCAAATACATAATTGAAATTAGGGTTGACGGAGTGTATCACACCAGCGACACGCTGACTATAAGTGACTTCACATGCCCTGGCGTGGTTAAGTTCAACGGGTACACGCACATGAGAATATAGCGACGAGATGTTAAGCATGAGATGTCTGGATGACACGCACTTGATGGTGCCCATGCTATGTCAAGTCCCGGTTAGACAGTGAGGTTAAGATGTGTACAGTGATGAGAAAATTGGTGCGCGGGACTCCACGTGGTAAAGCGTTGAAGTCCCTGAAACGTAGGCTGAAAATTCAGATGAGAAATGTCCGCGAGCTAATGACCAGTGATAAGACTGGTGATGTATCCGGGCTGCTCAGAAAGTTCGCAGCCTTGAAGAAGTTAAGGTCAGGCATCAGAATATAACCGATGGTAAGGAAGAAAAGATGAAATGTATTGGGAAGGCAGTAATATTGGAAGTTACCAAGGTAGATAATGATAACATCACGGACGGTGGTATCTTTCTGCCAGATGATAAGAACGCAGAGGACGAGTTACAGTTCTACGTGTACCAGATTGGCGAGGACGTGACAGAGTTAAATGTCGGCGATATTGTCCTTAAGCCAGAAGTCACTGTGCTGCGTCACACGTGCACACGTGCTGGTGCCCCTGAGTTTGATATGCGGTTGCCTAACGGCGGCGACGGGATCGTGGTTGATGAAGACGATATACGGGTGATTCTATCCGAAGGTGTCGAAGAAGAATAACGCTCTTTGATAATAGAATAAGCATGGTGCAGGTAACTCAGTGGTAGAGAAATGTTCTGATAAAGCATGAGTCGTGGGTTCGAATCCCACTCTGCACCTTTCATAATCCGGCTTACTGATAAATCGGAATGGCCAATAGGCCAACCCCAAAACCCGCACTATAGTAAGCCCGTCATCTTTCTTTCATTTCTTAACCAGCCAATGGAACTAATCCAGCCCCAAGGGACCGTAGTCAGTCGGGTAAACCAATATGGAGAAACAAGCCTATGACACTTCCTAATATAGTGAGTAGATGCAACCTGTCACCACTAGACGGGTTGATAACTCTGGCGCTAATACGGCTGACTTTTATATACTAGGGCATACATTGGGATAGACTAAAATGGAAATTACAGGGATAGCGTTGCGCGATTTTAACGGCCAAGCATGCCAGTGATGGTATCGACGAAGTGTGGGCCATAGAGGGTGTGCAAGAGACACTTGACGAGATAATAAAGAGACTTAAAAGAATCGGTTGCACCAACCAGATATAAGGAGCATAGTTCATGATTTCAAGAAACTGCATGAAGGGTTTAACATCACCGATAACATTGGCCCATGCTGTAATAGCCGGGACCGGAAGTAGGCTGGCGAAAACGGTAGAGAACACCTTGTCAGCGGCGGACTCGTCACTACTGGACATGTACCATGATCCGAATGAGTTCCTAGAAGTAATCACAAACGTCACAGGCGCAGACGCGGATTCAAATGTACTAGAGTTATATGCAGCTAGGTCTATAAATGACGACTACACGCATGTGGCCACTTTGACCTATACTACCGGCACTATGGTGGTGCGCGGCACGACAAGACTATATAATGATTCGTTAGTAGTCATGGAGGTAGATAAAGCATTTGAAGTGGTGGCATCCTCACACGCTGGCAACGACATGGCTAAGTGTTGGTTAAACACCAATGGCTATTCGAGATTTCTATTCATAGCCTCTACGTTAGGTTCCACCAGCATAAAAGTGGAAGCCTCGTCAGTAAATAGGGGCAGTATACCGAGTGTGGCGTAATTGATATGGCCACTAAGAAATCAAGCGTGTTTGAAAAGAAGCTGTTGAAGCATCTTCGTGACATCGGTGCGGAAGTAATGGCCGATGAAGATGACAATGTGGCTACCCACATAGAAGCGCTGGCAAGGCTTACATGGAAGGAAGCACTAGGCTACCATGTCCCACGTGAGATTGTGGGCAAGGACGGCACAAAGGTAGTAATTCAGGAACGTGTGGCACCGGACAGATACGCAAAGCAAATACTGTTCGATCATCTGTTGGGCAAGCCTAAACCGCAGACCCAGAAGCAGATGGACGATAAAAAGCCGAAGGCACCACCAGCGCACGAACGCATTAATGAAACGCTGACCGGCCATCTCAATGAAATAGCGGAGAAATCACATGTTGACAGTGGATCAAGCACAGGAGGTGATAAAGCCTCAACTCGCGGTTCCATTTCCAAACGACTCCGAATATTGGGTATGTCCAAACACGGGTCTGATGGTTCCTAAAGGTATGGTCCAAAACATGCGATGGCGCAAGGATCTTCTTAAGAAGGCTTATGATGATCCGGTGCTTCAACATGATCTGCTAATAGCATGCCAACAATCAAAACTGTTCTGGATCAACGCTTTCTGCTGGACATTTCATCAGTGGGACGTTGATCCTAAAACGGGCAAAAGAAAACCGGCGAAGAACCAGCACGTCCCATTTGTGACATGGGCGGTTCAGGACAACTGTGTAGATATGTTCGACTGGTGTCTTGAAAACGGTGAGGATATCCTGGTAAACAAGTCACGTGACATGGGCGCTTCATGGTGTTGTATGGCTTACATCCATTGGCATTGGCTTTTCACCCCCAACGCACAAATGTTAGAGATGTCGCGTACTAAGGAATATGTAGACCAGACTGCCAATATGAAAGCGTTATTCCCTAAACACGATTACATGAACCGATGGCTACCTTGGTGGATGCGTCCACCAGAGTGTCTGCCGGAGCAAAAGAACCGTTCATGTATGCACCTTTTCAACGAATTAAATGGAGCATGTATAGACGGGGAATCAACTACGGAACACGCAGCGTCTGGCGATAGGCGACTCATCGTTTTACTCGATGAGTTCGCAAAGGTTAAACACGGCAGGGCAATGCGATCCGCTACCAGAGATGCGGGAATCTTTCGCATCATCAATTCGACGGTGGCTGGACCTGGAACAGAGTATTCTAACTGGAAAAATTCAGGACAAATAAAGATATTCCCGCTAATGTGGTGGGACCATCCTGAAAAGGGTTGCGGGCGTTACGTCCAGCAGGAACCTGTAAGCAAGGAATGGAAGATTAGGTCACCATGGTATAACTATGAGGAAACTGTGCGTTCACCTAAAGAGATGGCTCAAGAAGTCGATGCTGACGACATAGGGTCAGGCAATGCTTTCTTTCACATGGCCGGTATAGACACACACTCTGCCTTATTCGCATGCAAGCCAAGGGTAGAACTTAATGTAGAATTCAAGAAGGGTATAGCGGATGACGCCATACCCTCTTTAGTGCGTTCACGCGGGATATCATGCCTTAAAGTCACCAGGGGCCGCAACACCAAATTGAAATTATGGTGCAGGCTCATAGGTGGACGCCCCAATCAGAACCACACATATGTGTTCGGTATGGACATATCAAAGGGTATGGGCGCATCCAACTCAGTAATAAGCGTGAGATGCGTAGAGACTGGTGAGAAGGTAGCTGAATGGGCGTGTGCCCAGACGTTGCCCGTTGACATGGCACGCGCTGCGGTAGCATTGGCCCTATGGTTCGGTGGTCGCGGCAGGTGCAATCTTCCTTTCATGATCTGGGAAAAGAATGGCCCCGGCCTCAACTTTGGCAAGCGCATTGTCAAGATGTACCACTACCCAAGGTACTACAAGACGATCACTATCGGGAATGTACACGATCAAAAGAGCGACAAGTACGGCTGGCAGAGTTCCACCGACGCCAAGTATGAGCTTATGACCGATTATGATCATGCGTTAGCATATGGCGAGATTATAAACCATTCAGCTTTGGCACTTGACGAAGCAAGGAAGTATATAACGTATGGTGACAATAGGGTCGGCCCTGCGTGCTTAGTAGAGGAAGACGCTTCAGCCAGGAAGACACACGGCGACAGGGTTATAGCTGATGCCCTTACCCTACTTGGTAAGAAGAAGTCGCGTAAACCAGGGGTCTTGCTGTCTATGCCACAAGGATCAGCCGGGCATAGAAAATTGCAGCGTAAGAAGTCGCGCAAGAAAAAAGGGTGGCGTCACGAATTTGATAATAGGTGATAATAATGTATGAATTGGTTCCAAGAAAAATGGCTGAAGCCGCACGGCAGGGCATGCGTAGAATGCGTGTACACCAGCGGAACCGGGCCATGTTCATTAAGGCATACGTAGGACAATATTTTGAGGAAAACCATGGCATGACTGGCGAGATGCCAATCAATCTTGTATACAATGCCATTCGTGCTATCATCCCGCAGTATGTCATGCGCAACCCAATCACAGACGTTACGTCTGATATCGTTGGTTATGATGACTATGCGTTCCTACTTGGCAAGGCGCTAGACCAGAACAACAGACGCACCAAGAAAAAGAATACCTTGCGGTATGGCCTGGTAGACGCCATGTTCTCTATGGGCATATTCAAGACTGGCCTTGCTGATAGTGGGTCATTCGTACAGTACGGCGACAAGCGTATAGATCCCGGCATGGTGTTCACGGACAACGTCAGCCTTGATGACTTTATACCCGACCCCAATTGTAGATCGTGGGACACTGCCGCATTCCTGGGTGATAAGGTTAGAATGCCGCGTCATGTGTTCCTTGAGAACAACGAGTTCGATGAAGAGCTTATCATGAAGATCCCAAAAGCTGGAACGTCTGAACAGCTTTACCGTGCTGAAAGCATGAGTAAAAAGGGGCTAACAGACAACAAGGTTATTGACATTGAAGACCTTATTGACGTGATATATCTGTACGTGCCAGGTGCAGATGCGATACTGGCCATACCGGACCCCAATCAGATAATGTTCGATGACTACCTATCCGCGACAGATTACTATGGCCCTAAGGATGGACCATATACATTTCTTACTATGTCGCAACCTGTACCGGATAACCCATTCGCCATAGCACCAGTAGGTGTGTGGTACGATCTTAATCGTATGGCCAACCAGATGATGGAAAAGGTGATGTCACAGGCTGACAGACAGAAGTCAATCATCATAGCCGATTCCTCAATGGCCGATGAGGCTGAAGACTTACGCCAATCGGAAGATGGTGACGTTGTATTCGCTGATCCGAAGTCAGCACAGGTAGCGAACTTCGGTGGGCAGGATAAGGGTAGTGAAGACTTTGTTGGTAGTCTAAGGACATGGTTCAACTACATGGCTGGCAATCCTGACCAGATGGCGGGTAATGCACAGAACGCTAAGACCGCTACACAGTCACAGATTCTAGCCAGTAACGCTGCTGTTGGTCTGGAAGACGGCAAGGACATGACGTATGACGCCACCAGTATGCTAAGCGAGAAGGAAGCATGGTACATGCACCGTGATCCGCTCATTAACATGCCAATACCCCATAGGGTTGAGGGTGGAAAACGCGTGCAGTTATTCCTTACACCAGCGCAGAGACGCGGTGAACCAGAAGATTTTATCTTCAAGATCAGGTCACGTTCCATGCAGGTAAAAGACCCAAGTCTTGTGGCGAAACAGATACTTGAGTTCGCTAGTGCCGTCGTACCATCCATAGCTCAAGCGGCCATGGTCATGCAGCAGATGGGGCAACCGTTCAACCTCCAACAGTCTCTTACCGATGTAGCTGATAAGATGGGTATACTTGACGAGGTTCATGATTGGTTTGATGATCCCAACTTCCAACAGCGTATGCAGATGATGCAACAGTTCGGCCCACAGGGGCCAATGAAAGCAGGGATGGCTAGTCCGGGTGCAATGGCACAGAATGGTGGACCGGCCAACGCGAAGAAGGGTGGTTCTACTTCGCCCATGCAGGATAAGAAATCTAGCGAACAGTCAACGGCTAATGTAGCCCAGAGTTCTATGAAATAGGAGGTGCCCAGTGGCCAAGAGTAAAGCTGAGATTAACGCCATGACACAGTTGAGGATAGCGGCCAAAGCTAGTAGACCCGTTAAGAATGGGAAACCCGCCAACTGGGCGGGAAGGCTTAAGGCTAGGGTTAAAGTCGAAATGGCAAAGCGTGCCCAGAAGAAGGCGTACAAGAACCTTAGTGCGGCCGAAAAGCGTGACGAAGGTCTTAAGGCTACTCGTACCCGGTATATAGAAGCGGCTAAAACTGGGATTAAATCGGACGTTCAGAAGCGAAGACTGCGGGGTAAATAATGCCAGCTTATACTTTCGCCTGCAAAGGATGTGGGACCAGCAAGACAGAGGTAGCGCTAATGCGTGAATACGATAACCTGTGTGTAATATGCCATGAGTGTGGTAAACATATGGTGCGTGACATGCGGGCTGATTTGTTCAATACGCCAAACGATTCATATACGAAACCGTTACATTCAGATGCACTGGCAATCGCACCTAGCCAGAGAAAGGAGCATGAGCAAAAATTCCCATATATAAAGTTAGATAAGAAGTGTAGACCTATCTTTGATAACTATGGCAGTCACCAAAGGTATTTGAATGAAACCGGATTCAGAAAGAATCCTGGCAAGAGTAAACGTAGAGCAAAAAAGGTATCCTAATATCTTACCCCCAGTGACTAACAGCGGAAACACTGGGCAACTTATTAAAGGGAAAATACCATGGCAAGAAACGGTGAAGAAAGCGAAGTTAAACTTCGTGAAATGGATGAAGATGCACTTGATAAACCCGAATTGGTTAGCAGTGTCGCACAAGCACTAGCCGATATCGGCGGAAGCCCGGCAGAAGATGAACTCAACGCGGCACCTACCCGTAAGGACAGCAAAGTCGATGACCAGGATGACACCGACGCAGATGACACCGACGCAGATGACGTTGACGAGGATGATCAGCCTACCCCGGACGATGAAGAAGGTGGCGAGGAAGAAATCGAGTTACCTGAAATACCCGATGCTTATTATCGCAGTGCAGCACGATACGGTTGGAAACCTGAGGCCATTAAAGATATGGTGGATAACCTGGGTATTGACCACGTCGTTACGCTGCTGCAAAATGTACACCAAAAAGACAACAACATGACTAATGTTTTCTCTGACCTTGGCCGTAAGGCAAAAGCGTTGGACATGAATGGAAGTCAGGCACCACCTGATGTAACAGTTGACACAGGTGATACCGCACCAAAGATCGACATGGAAGCGTTGAAAGAGAAGTATGGGGATGACGACCCATTGGTGGTGTTGTTCGCTGAACAGGCACGTCAGCTAAATGGGATGAAGGAATCATTCCAGCAGTTGAACACCAATCTTGCTGTGACACAAAACCAAGTGTCTAAGCAGGAACAGGAACTTGAAGACAATACCCGCAAATCGGTAAATGGATTCTTTGGCGGCAAGGGCATGGAACCATTTGCAAAGTTTTACGGTGACCTTGAAGATCCTGCTAGTACGTGGGAAAAATTGTCTGTGGGGCAGAAGTCTAACCGTGACCTGGTATGTCAATATGCCGACCAGATTCTTGTCGGTGCCAAGATGCACGACGATGCCATGACACTAGGTGAAGCGATGGAACGCGCCCATATGATAGTAAGTGAACCGATTGCAGAATCAATCGTCAGGACTAAGATTATGAAGCAGGTACAGAAGCGAAGCAAGGCACGCGTCGTTCGTCCGTCCCGTGGAAAATCAAAGTCAAAAGCAAAGTCATTGGCCAGTGGTAAACCGGCTAACAAACAAGAACTTGTGGACAGAACAAATGAGCGTCTGTCCTCACTATTCAAAGGCTTGCGCAATTAAATTATCACGCAAGTCGCACTAGTCAGAAAGGAAATGAGTTATGGCTGTAAAAAATTCTCAATTGGAAGACCTTCTTCAGACAACTTTGGAAGACCTTCCTAGTCAGGAATTTGAGGTCATGTGGGACAATCCTGAGTATGAGTTCTGTCGGATCTATCAGAACGAACGGGTTGAGATTGATGGTGGAACCGCTATCAGTCGTCGGGTCATGCTTGATCACAATGGTGCTGCACGATATCGTCGGCTGTACGACACTGACGAGCCTTCTGTGGACGATGTCATGCGTACTATCACTGTGCCGTGGTGCCAGATCGGAACCAACTATTCCTGGGACAAGTTGGAAATCATGCGTAACGCCAACTCTGCAAAGGGTTTCATTCGTCTTATGGACTCGCGTCGAATTGACGGTCTGTGGTCCTTGGCCGACTTGATTGAGGAACGTGCGTGGAAGACTCCCACCAATGCAAGTGACGATCTGTATCCGTATGGGGTGCCTTACTACCTGAACATGCTTGACGCTGACGCGGTAACTGCCGGGTTTGAAGGCCAGACGATCCGTTATCAAGACGGTACGACTGGTACAACTTGTGCTGGCCTTGACGCCAGTGCAAATGCAAAGTGGAAAAGCTATGCTGCCCTCTACAGTGATGTGGACGCAAGCATGATCGACACTTTCCGTATTGCCTTCTTGCGCACCAAGTTCAAAGCACCGCTGATCTTGAATGATCCCGCTTCCGCACGTTCTGCCGCGAAGCGTTGTTACGCTGGCTATGAGATGGTTTCCAAGCTCATGCGTCTGGCTGACGAGAAGGACGACAATCACAGTGGCAAGGATATCATGTCCAACCTGCGTGTTGATGATGGTGGAAATTGCATGATCAATCGTCTTCCCGTGGTGTATGTGTCTGAGCTTGACGGCGTAACTGACCCCGTTACTGGTGATGCAACAGATCCCCTGTACTGCGTTGACTTCTCCAAGTTCATACCAGTTGTTCAGGATGGTTACTGGATGATCGAGTCTGAGCCTATGACTGACCGTCGTCAGCATACGACCTTCACCGTGTTCCTTGATGGTAGCCACAACAACCTGTGTTTGAATCGGCGTAAAGCTGGTTTTGTCATCCACAAAGCAATCACAGCCTAATCTAAATACTAAATCTGAATAGATTAGTATTTAATTAGTACATACAAAATTACAAGGAGTAAACACTATGAGTGCATTTGTACGATACGGTTCCGATGATGCTGTTGTTGCCCGTATGCCTAGCCCTTCCATCTGGAATGACTGTCCCGTTAACGACTATCTGGCTGACCCCTCCAAGGGTCGGCATGACTTTGACGACTTCACCCGTGGGGTTATAGCGCATAGCACAATTGTTCTTGGCCAGGAAAAGGGTTGGACATGTTTTGCTGAATCTGGCGACGTAGCCGACTGTGCATTGCAGGCCGACGATGATGGTGTTCTGTTGCTGCAACAGGATGGAACCGATGCCGATGTTGTGGCCCTGACCGATGGTGACAATGTAATGGGCGCATGGAAGACGCCGACTGCTGGCAATGCCAACAACAAAAAGGGTTGGTGGTTTGAAGCGCGTATCAAGGTTGTCTCTATTACTGACGCCGATAATGGTGCATTCGTTGGTCTTTGCGCACCTGGTGAGGCAAAGGACGCTGGTGGCGCTATGACTGCTGGCGGTGCCGGTCTTTCTGATGTTGACTATATTGGGTTCGCCCAATTGTCCGGTGATGCTGATGATCTTATCATCGCTTATAATGAGGCATCTGCTGGCACAGCACAGACTAGCACTGGTGTCATTACGCTTGAAGCTGACACATGGGTACGCGTCGGCTTCAAGGTAATTACTAAGGGTCAGGGCACCTACGTTCAGTTCTACAAGGACGGTGCTTATCTGGGTGCTGCAACTGACATCAACATTACTGGCACCAATGCCAACTTCCCCAGTGCTACTGACATGGCACGTCTTGTTTCTAGCGTAGGTGAGTCCGGCGTAGACGACGGTGATGGTATCTATGTTGACTGGGTTCGAGTCGCTACTGCACTGTAATCGACTGTCTTTCTGGGCGAAAGCCTAGCTAACGTGTACCTCTTGGTGGAACTAGGGGGTACACATTTTTGGAGTTTAATCATGGCTGAATCAAGTGCTACCTTTACATTCCGAGACTTGCTTCTGTTTGTCGCGGAATACTATGGCGTCGCATCCTACGACACAAATGGGATGCCATACATACCGGCTGATGACGCATTCAATCTTAGAGAATGTAAAAAGATAGTCAATGAAGCCATACGTATGTTCGTATCACGACCACCTAACAGCGGTAAATGGAGGTGGACACACAGAGTTGAAACCGTTACATTTGACCCAACTGGCCTAGGGGTAAGCAACATTGACAGTGACGCTGCGCGTTACATGCTATCTGCTGGATGTATGCAACCCGCTGGCAGGATAACATATACATCTGATTCAGGCCACGGCACCAACATTGAATGGTGCGACGTTACTCGTATCCTGCAAAGTAGGGAGCTTAGCGTAATAACCGGCTATCCGTCTCTTGCGGCTATACGACCGTACCAGCCAACGACGAACGTACTCACTTCCTCTAGGCGGTGGGAGATTATGTTCGATCCGGCACCAAGTTCGATCCAATCAGTTCAGTTCCCATATGTCATGCAATTTGACAAGATGCTGCTTGAGGGTGGAACTGCCGATTCAGCAGGTGCGACCACCCTGGTAGACGCTACAAGACTTGAGTCTGACGACTACTTTAACACGTGGGTGATACGCATAATTGCTGGTACAGGCGTGGGTAGCTATGCCCCTGTCACTGATTATGTTAAGTCAACAGGTACATACACTGTAGCTGACTGGCTAGACTCTGATGGTGTAGCGGGTGGCACTGATCCTGCTGCTGATAGTATTTACGTAGTTGAACCAGCGGCAAATCTGCATCCTGCCGGTGCCCAGTTTGACGAGGCTATAAAGATCGCATGTTTCGCGAAATGTGAGATGGAAGCTGAAGACACAGAACTCGGCAATAAGTACATAAAGTACTTTGATGAGGTTGCACTACCCGCCGCGTATACCATTGACGCAAACTCTGCGCCAAGGACACTTGGAAAGATGCACAATGGTAGACGTGACAACACCAACAGGCATATACGTGTCTGGGACAACGTTAACTTTAATATTTAGGAGTAATAGTATGGGTTTCTCTCACGGTTGGGCGCATAGATTTATGACCAAAGACCAGGCGGCACCAGTTAGTGGCGCCGTACAAATAGTATTCACTACTGAGGACGGCATCACAGAGTGTCGTGGCACTACGACCCCGACTGACGCCACAGTCGGGTACGCACCTGGCGGTACGTTCAAGGACACGACCAACGGAAAAGAATATATCAACAAGGGCACTAAAGCCAGTTGCTCATTTAAAGAGTCACTAACGGTTGATAGTGCCGTTTCAGCTATCGAGGCTGGTGGTGATCTATCCGGTACTGCCGCTGGTGCTGGACCTAGCCCATTGATCTGGGACAGTTCCAAATGGCTGGAAGCACAGCTAGACCCAACAGCGGGTGTGACTTATTTTGATGATTACATGGGTCCAATTGATGCCACTACTGGTGATGGATACGTTATCACTGCCGTAAACAGTGGTGCTATCTCTGGCTCTGCCACTGAGGATGGTGGGGCGTTGTTCCTGGATTCAGCGGGAAACAATGCCGCTGATGACGGTGTGCAGGCACAACTCACAAACTGTTTGGTAAAGCCTGTTGCCGGAAGAACTATCCGATTTGAAGCACGGTTAAAGGTAAATGATAACAGCGCTACCACGGGTCAATTTGCAATTGGCCTTGCTGGTGTGGACACTACCCTTATCGCTGCTGGCGTGCTGGATGACGTGGTTGACAAGGCATTGTGGTTCCATCACGGGGCATCTACCGCTGACAGAATGTCTGTATGCGCAGCCAGAACAACCGCAGAAGACATCGACGCTGATAAGGCCACAACTGTTGATGACACATACATCAAGTTGGGGTTTGTTATCGACGGTATTACTGATATCAAATGGTACGCTGACGGTGTACTGGTACACACTAGTTCTGAAGCTGCGAACATCCCCAATGCGGTAATGTGCCTGTCATTTGTATCGCAGACAGAAGGTGCCACAAAGGACGCAGAGATGTCGGTTGACTGGGTTCGCCTGATTCAAGAGGGTGCCAGAACTGCGTAACAGTAAATAGGGTGGTCCCCGGCTAATAACTGGGGACCACATATCTTTATGAAATTGACATTCCCGTTCAAGGGTTACCACAAGGGCAATGCTACTACGCAGCAACCTGCCGGAACGTCGCCGCACATTAATAATGTCAGATCATATGATTCTCTTGATGACAGAGCACGCGGTGGCAAACGTCCTGCTGCTAGGAAGTGGAGCACAACGCACGTTGGTGGTGGGACGGCAAGCCCTATTGTAGAAATGGTTTCAGTCACAGTGGTCGAATCTGTATAAGGGGAAAATATGATTGCGCTATCTGGGAATCGTGAAGTAAGCAAGTCTGTGTGGGCTTACCCGAACACTGGCGGTGCCTTAGCGAGTCCAATTGTTGAAATGGTTTCAGTCACAGTAGTAGATACACAGGCAAGCAGTGGCGGTGGAACTGGTCCTATAGACGAATAAGGAGTTATAATAATGGCAACTTCAACGTTTTCCGCTGATTGGTTTGAAGATGGGTCGTCGACTAAACCATCCGTAGGGACCGTGCTATGGTCCGACGACGGTGAAGGATCACCAGTAGACCCGTCTTATCAGGTGACGCTAGTGCAAGACAATGGATCTGACAACTACACTTACGTCTGCACAATACTTACGGGTTCGGGTGATCCTGAAGTAGATGATCTTCTGTTTGAAGACCCTAACGCGAATTACTTCGTGGTGGCCACCGCGTTGGTCCCGGTATCGTCCCCCATAAATCCAGGCGACAAGAAGTTCACAAGGAACATTGTTACATTCTGCAATGACAAGGTATACTATGGCCCGGACCCAGACAGTCTTGTAGAACTAACCGATGCCAATGGGGATATAGATTGCACCAAACCTTTGCGTGCAGCAGAGGCATATGGAAAAGTAATGATAGCCAACTACGACAATTTCCGCGTAGCTGACTTTGCCAATGTTAAGATAACTACGCTAGATATTGGGGCCAATATACCATATCATGGTGACATAATACGTGGTGGAACGTCAAGTGCCGCCATGGTGGTTGACTACATAAACGCCGCATCTGGCGCCACTACTATTTACGGCAACAGGATATCGACTGGAACCTTTGCGGCAGAGGCCATAACCGGCACTAATAAGAATGGCGACGCCGTGTCATTCACTGGTACAGAGGAAGTGGCTGGCCCGCATTGGTACGCGTGGACGCCATACGCCAACGACACAACTAACTTTGGCACCATGCCTAACTACGCTAGTATAGTTCTGCTTCATATAGGCAAGGTGTGGCTTATGGCAGACAACCAGTACCCGCACCAATGGTACGGAACAAGACAGAATAACCCATTCGATTTCCTGTATGCGCAGAATGACGCTGGATCTGCCGTTGCAGGTAATAACACTGACGCAGGTGAGGTGGGTGATATAATCATAGATGCAATATCCTATAGCGATGACTATATGATATTCGGTTGCGCCGGTGAGATACATGTAATGCTAGGGAATCCGTGTGCTGGTGGTCGTATCAACCTAATGAGGACAACGGGACTACTCGCATCACGTGCGTGGTGTTGGGACAATGATCAGAATTTATTCATGTTGGCCGACGAGGGTATGCTAATGATACCAAAGGGATTTGGATCGGCACAGAACATGACAAAGGAATCCTATCCAGACTTCATATCTGACATAGGATACAACCCTACCATACACAGGATTACCATGGAATATGATGACGCACAAAAAGGCATCGTTATCCAACGTGTAACTATATCCGATGGGACAAATGAAGGGTGGTTCTATGACCTAAGAACTGG